GGTCGAATCGTACGCGCCGCTTTCTTGCACGTATTCGAAGAATCGGATTTGCGTCAGTTGCCATTGACCGTTGATGATGCGGGCTTGCCACCCCAACAGGTCTTCGCAACGTACCGGCGCAAAGTACGGTCGAATACCCGCAGCCTTTTCCGCGGCGACAGTGTTCGGCAACGCCGGGTCACGTGTGGGCACGTCAACAACGATACCGGCAAGTCCTTTGCCGAGTGCGTTGTAAAACTCCTTCGCCGCAAACACGCTAAGGTTTGCACCTTGCATGTCAATGTTGTTGAGAATCGACGACATGTCTTCGTCGATGCCTTCAGGCGCCGTGATGGGCCGACTGAATGGTTTGCCGGTCAACGTCGCGACGGTGCGACCGTATGCCGGAAACAGCGTTGACACGCTCAAACGCGTATCGTAGGCTTCTTTTTCTTCCTTCGGCCAGCGCGGCAGATACGCCGTTCCCGCTGCGCGCATCGTCTTCGTGCCGCCGAGCAAGGCCGCCGCCATGGCCCAATCAGGCCGCATTTCCATGACGACCGCTGACGCTTTGGCGACGGGATTGGTTGAAACGTTGGTTGCCATGTTGGTTCCTACATGCGAAGCGGCGTGACAACCGCAGAACGTTTGATGACGGGGTAACGGTAGCACGTTACGTAACCCTGGGCGTCGATTATATGGTCAACGCCGGTCGACTTATCGGGCTCGCCGTTCTTATCGTACGCTTGCTTTTCGAAGCCTTCCACGATATGCGGACACGCTGCAGCGTTCACGTAAACACGGCGTACGGTTTCTTCCTTCTCATTCTGCGTCTTGAATGCGAGATTGACCGAAATGATACGGTCACGAACACGCGGATTGCGCGAGTTCACGCAAACGGTATAGCCCGCTGAACGCAAAAGCGAAATATCCGTTTCGCTAGCGTTATTGGAATCACGCGCATCGCCGGACGCATCCGGGTACACCATGATTTCATGGCCTTTTTTCTTGTATCGTTCATTGATAAGCCGAATCATGGCCGGCGTATCGAAAACATTAACTATCTCTGCAGCGGCGTGCATGGTGTCGTCGTTACGAAGTACGTTGATAGCTGCCGCCATCTTCGTAACGTTGAAGTCCATACCGATATGCAGCGTCTCGCGTTCTTTGATCGTCTCGTTTGAGTTATTCAAACGACGATCAAAATTCGGATATACGCTACCGCTTGTCAGATTGACGAATTCGCCACGAAGGTACGCAGCCAGAAGATTTTCCGGATACTCTTCCAGCAACGTTTCGATATAGTCAATCGGCAAATGCTTTGCATTGCTGTACGTGCTGGCTTGGATCAGATGATGCCGGCGCGGGTCCGGCTTCTGTTGCCAACGTTCGTAAACAAATCGAAAGCCTTCCGGCGTCGTCGCGACGCCGGCCGTGTTCATGCTGCCGTCTGGCTTCTTTTGGCGATTACGGGCGATGATCTTTCGCCAGGCTTCCTTCGCCTTGTCAATCGGTAGTGTGTCGAGTTCGTCAACAACAGAGTCACCGACTTCGTAACCGATAATACGTTCCGGCTTATCAAGCGTGCGAAAGATTATCTTTCCGCAACCCCTCAATTGGATTTCGTGGTCGCTCTTGTTCAGAACGTACGGAATCTTGTATGTCTCTGTCAGCAGCTCTTCAAACCGCGGCCATCCGATCTTCTTAACAAGGTCGAATGTCGGTAGATAGTATGCGACATCATTTTTCGGATATCGCAACTTCTTATCCATCGCCCGATTGGCGCCCGCCTGCGTCTTGCCGGAACCAAACCCGCCAACGAATGCGGGGAATTGGAACGGCGACGAAACGAAGTTATGCTGCGGCTGCGACAGCAGGATTCGGAGCGGTTCCGGCGTCTGGATCAACGACATATTGAATGATGGGCGGAAGCATCGGCGGCAACACGGCTTCTTCTTTCTTCGTGATGCCTTGAATTTGGCAATACAGTTCCATCGCCGCGATTTTGTCTTTCAACGCTTGATTCGGCGATTGCGTCCATTCCCACACGGTTCGGGCGGCCTGGTCTTTGTTTGCGAGCAATTCGCCAACGTTACCGGCAGTCGTTAGCCGAATCACTTCCTGCATTACGACGGCGTCGTATTGCAATTGATTCGCAGCGTACAGTACGATACCGGGGTTTTTCAGGTGACCAAAAACGGCCATGGCCCCTTTGTAGGGGTCGCCGACGTGCTCGCAGAACGCCTTCGCAAGCTTGCGCTTGTCGTCATCCGTGAAGGTGAAGGGGACGTTCGGGGCGGTCATGATGGCCGCAGTATAGCCGGACAACGCTATTTAGTCGGCGTCAGAAGTGCCCGTAACTCGTCTTCCGAAGCCTGGCAAGCGATTACCTCTGCGATCCACTTGCGGCGATCGGCAGAGTACCCTTCAAGAAATTCCGCATCGGGTCGGGCAAGTTCGCGTCCGGTACTGCCCTGACACGCGGCGGCGGCGCTGGCGGGCATACGTTCAGAACGGGTGCGGCGCAGCTCGTCAACAGCAATGCGCAAATCGTCGTCGATAGCTTTGATGCGATCATCTTTTGCCTTCTCATTGGCGGTCTGTTTGATAAGTGCCGCCCGGCCGCGAAGGCTCGCCACTTCAGCCGCTGCTGCCTGTTGTTCGGCGTACTCTGCGGTCACAACCGCTTTGCCCTTCATGTAACCGAAGCCGTAAAGGCTTCCGCACGCAACGGCGAGAAACGCCAGTTGCCACGCCCACTTTTGAAGCCAGTCGAGGATCACGCCAAGACGCCGCCGAACTTGACGAACTGCGCGCGAAGTGTGGGCAAGTCGTGTTCCCGCTGACCGTAGCCAGCACCGGGCAGACTTGCCCAAATGTTCCGACACTTTTCAACGGCCGATTCAAAGTTGCCGGTGTCGATATCGGGAAGCGCACGCCGTTCGCGAATCTGCTGAAGTGCGATGGCGTCTTGAACAACCGGCGTGAAGCCGGAAAGGTTCAAAGTAACGATGTACGCTTTCCAATAGCGATAAAGAAGCTGATAACGGCCTGCCGCCGTCGATGAAAGCTTGTCGTTCAGTTTGACGACAATGTTCGGATGTGACGCATAGCTTTCGAACATTGAAGGCCGCCGCTTCGTCGATCCAACGAGTACGTTGTACCCGTCGTCACCGATTCCGAACGTGCCTTCAGACCACGAAAGCGTATCCAAGAACGCGCCCCGATTCGGGCCATCGAAGACGGTTCTTGTCATGGCTTACCCCTTGGCGTTGCTGCAAAGGGTGACGGTTCGCATCGCCGGTTCGCGCAGCCCTTCGGGCGTGAACACGCAGTACAGCGAACCAGCCTTTTCCACCCGTCGCGTCGGTTCGTCGCATTTGCAGGCCGTGCCGACGGTCGCGCTGAAGACGGATCGTTGTCCCAACGTGCCGTCGGCTGCGATGTCGTATGCCGCTCGCGTCGTCGCCGTGCCGTAGCTCTGCACACGCCAGATCGCCGGGGGAGCAGCAGCGGCCAGCTTCGCGGCATCAGGTGCCCACACAGCCTTCAGTTCGGCCGATTGCACGCTGTGCGTTCGCGATGCCAGCATCGTCGCCGAGTCGCCGACGGCGGCGGCCGTCTGCAGCTTCGTCACCTGCGCAGCGGAAAGCATGCTGGGGCGCACGACGATGACTTGCATGCGCCACTCGCCGTACTTGTTCTTCGGTGCGCACCAGTACGCGCCGTACGTGCCGTTGGCGTTGCCGCCTTGCGTGAAGTTCACACCTTGGGAAATCGGACAGTCGAACACGCCGACCGCTTGCGCCGATGCCGTGACGGCGGACAGGCACATGAACACGAGTGCCACACAGGAAAACAGAAATCGTTTCATTGGGGATCTTCCTTGTCGTCTTTCGGCGTTTGTGCTTTCAATCGCGCGACGATGACGCCGATAAACGTCAACGCGATCGGCTTCCAAAACTGGTCAAGGCCAATTTTATCGGCGGCCTGGCTTTGGATGTCCGGGGGAAGCAGGCCCCACACCGTTGACACGATCGTGCCAAGGGCGGCCACCTGAACACTGTGCATGCGCCATGCCTTGCGCCAGTCGGGAATCAGCTTCATTGACGGTTGCTCCGCTGCTGCTGTGCACCCACGGTCGCTTCCGTCGTCGACAGCCGGCGTTCCACGTTGTCAAGCCGATAGTTCAGCAGATCGGCAGCGGCCTTGCGGCTGACGGATTCGTCAGCGATCACGTTGACCTTTGCCGACAGCTTTTCCAGCGAAATCGTCTGATCGGACACCTTTTCGACCAAACGTTGATTCGAAACGTACAGCGACAGTGCGCCACTGCCGATCGCACCGAGCAACGTCAAAATGCCCCACATGGGGATTTCGCGTTTGACGGTTACGGCGATGTCCGTATCTGTCGACCGGTTGTGCGTCATCGGGCCTGTGTCCTCAAACGGTTTTTGCGGCATGACCAAAGCCCAACGGTGTTTCTAATGGGCGTGATTCTACCGAAGAAAAGCCCGGCGCGAGGCCGGGCGAACTTCGTCACTGAGGATGAAACACCAGGCA